CGACCTCGGTAGCTACTGTTGTCTTGCCAAACCCGGTGGGGGCCACCAAGATCGGTGCCCGTGACCCCGAGGCATAGGCCTGGCGGAGATCTGCTAGCGCTTGAAGTTGGCGGGGGCGGAGGGTGAGGGTCATGGGAACAGCCTTTGCAAGATTCGCTCCAGCAACGACGGCTCACGCGCCACCCATCCGCTAAAATTGATGTCACACGGAGGGCTTGGGTACTTGCGCTGCAGCTGGCAGAAGAAGCCAGTAAGAGCACACTGGCTGTACTCATCACATCCAAATCGATGCCCGCATGTCCTGCAGTTTTTGATCACATTCATGGCGTCGGATTGGTAGGGGCGGAGGGCTAGGGTCATGGTTTAGACAGGGTTGATCCGATACCAGTTCTTACGCAGTGGGGAGATCACCGTCGACGCCCTCAGCGCGCCGTTGAACTGCGACCACCAGCGGCAATCACTGTTTCCCTTGGTGCCTGAAAGGTCAGCGGGATATAGCCTGAACGATTCTTCATACCAGCGCTTCAGTTCGGCTATGTGTATCTCGCGATCTGCAAACTTTTCGAGCAAGAAATAATGAGATTCGAAAATGCGATCCCTGAACTCTTGAATACTGGTGAACCGCTTCTCGGTCTGCTCACTAGGCGGATCGATTGGTGAATCCAGAATGGCGGCAAGTGCCAGGTAAGCGCGAGCGGCGCCATCTGGCAGGTCAAGCACTTTCGATAGCAGCCCGATCAATTCGCGGGCATCAGATGTAAGAGAGAGCTGGGTCATGGCATCGAGGAGCGTAAATAGGTAAGTTGGCAGGGGCGGAGATTCACACCAGACACCCCCGAAGCCGTAGCAGCTCTAGACGGGCCAGCTCGGCCTGATAGTGCGCTTGCTGCTCGCGAGAAACAGCAAGGCTCGGGATCTGATCTTCTGGCGACCCCATCGCCTCACGAATCACTAGCCGCTTGATGCAGTCGGTAATCGTCTCGTCTCCCCTGAGCTTGGAGCGCAGGGCGTCAACAACGGGAGCAGGTAGCACGATGGTGAGTTTTCTGATTTCGTGGGAGGGTTGAAGGCCGTTCATGGTGTTTCCTCGTTGGTGTCGGTGATCAGCTCAAGCAATGACCCGCTCTGCTGCTCAGCTGCCTGCAGGAACTTTGCAGCTTGCTTGGCGTACTCGAGCTTCAGCTCGATGCCGATGTACTTCCGGCCCATCTTCACGGCCTGGTAACCGGTGCTGCCGATGCCATTGAACGGATCCAGCACCAGATCACCTGGATTGCTGTAGAGGGTCAGGCAGCGCTCGATTAAATCCAAAGGCATAGGGCAGATGTGCTTCTCATCCTCGTGGCCCTTGAATCTGGAGTTGAGCACGTCCGTGTTTCGAGTCTCCATCCATACCGGCGAGGCCCATTCCTGCCACTGATCCAGCGGGAACTTGGCAGCCTTTGCTAGCTCGGCTAGCAACTGCGGATTGACTCCATCAATCAATCCCGCTCGCATCATGCGCTCGGCGTGATCACGGGCAATCTCTTGCGCATCGCTTTCATATCGCTCTGCCGTCCACTTGGCCACAGCGTGGCGGACGGAATCGCCCACCTTCACGCCTGAGGCGTTCTTTCTCATGGTCAAGATGTACTCAGGCATCCCAGGCGCACAGACTCTAGAATTTTCGCCAATGTTTTTGTAAAGCAAGCGCTCTGGATTGGATTTACTACGCTCCAGCACTGGGCAACGCCAAACCGTAGTCCGCGCCCTAAGAATAAATCCGGCAGCTCTGTAGTTGGCTAGGGCGGCATCGCTGAATGGATACAGTCCGCTTTCTCCCGTTGCGCTAGAGTTGGCGTAGAAAACAGTGTCCTTCACATGGTCGTTGATCACCGTGCCGGGTTTCATTACCCGATACAGCTCGCGTGCCATGTAGGCGTGATGCTCTAAGAACTCTTCGTGAGAGGCAGCGTTGCCCATGTCGCGCTCTGAATCTGAATAGATATAGAGCGATGAAAACGGAGAGCTAAACACTGAAGCGTCAATGCAATCATCTGGCAAGCCAGACAGCAACTCAACGCAATCGGCAAGGTAAATCGCCCATGAGCGACCTTCGTAATCTGGCTTCATGATGCTTGCAGGAATAGGGGAAGGATGACCTTTGGCGCTCTGGTGTAAGCGCGGCGCAACGTTGCGTCTGACTTGCCGGACTGCATGGCCTGTGCCATGGCCCGTTTCATGCGGCCATGATCAATAGCTTTGCGCTGCACGTTTAACCAGATAGGCATTTCGGTGTCACTGATCACGACATGACACTCAACCGGGCAAGTTTGGCCAAATCTCCATGACCTGCGCACGGCCTGGTAATGCTGCTCATAGCTGTGGCTGACGCTGGCAAACACAACTGTGTTGGCGTGCTGCCAGTTCAACCCCAGCCCCGCCAGCTTCGGCTTGGAGACAATCACCCGCGAATGGCCAAAGGTGAACGAATCCAGCGCCTCAACCTTGGCGTCAAGGCTCATAGATCCGGTGACTTCAATCGCGTCAGGAATTGCAGCAGCAAGAGCAGATGATTCGCCATTCGTTTCGCACCAGACAATCACCGCGCCTGATGCGTTATTGGCAACCGCGGCAGCCGCAGCCACTCGATCATCCAATGTCAAGCGCTTTTCCTTGTGGATGGTGGTAGCCGAGCCATCGGGAATCCTGAACAACATGCCATCAGGCACATGAGTGCTTATGTCGGCCTGAACGGTGTGCAGGTGATAATTCAGCGGTGGCAGCACAAACCCTGCATCATCACCACCGAGGTCAGATGGCAAGGTGGCAGCGCGAGACCACGAAGCAACCCAGCGCCAAAAGTCGGCCCGAGCGTGGCCCTTGAGCCGATACCCTCCCATCGTGGACTGATCCGAGATAAACCAGCGAGACAGCATTTCGTTTCCAGGCATGACGCCTAAGAACTCAGAGTGCTGGCCAATCTCCATGTGATCGTTAGGAGCTGGCGTAGCAGTAGCCGCCAGCCGGTAGGGCGTTGATGAAAATGCCTCGCAAAGCATCGTTTTGGTCGGCCCAGTAAAGCTCTTGAGAATCGAACTCTCATCCAGCACAACGCCTCCGTAAGCGCTGCAATCCAACTTCGGCAGCCGCTCGTAGTTGGCAATGTTCACGCCTGGCCCAGCTTCGGACTGCTCACGGATCACCCGAGCATCAACGCCAACAGCTGCACACTCGCGCTGCATCTGACGGGCGACCGCCAATGGCGTGAGGATCAGCGAGGGCTTGCCAGACTGCTGGCAGAACTCAGCGGCCGCGGCAGCCTCAACGCGGGACTTGCCAAGGCCCGTATCAAGGAACGCCGCTGATCGGCCTTTCTGGCAGGTAAACCGCAAGGTTTCGAGCTGGTGCGGAAACAAGCTTGGCCATTTGTTATGCAAGGCAAAGCCGCTAGATCCGGCGGCCGTGCCCTTTGATGCGATAAAGGCGCGGTAATCGCGCAAGGTCACGCTCATGGCGGTAGTGGTTCCGATGCGGCTACCTCCCCACCCTACCCCATTCCATACCGCTTTGGTACCCCCTATACTCTAAAAACACACCACTACCCATCATGCCCGGTTGGCCCACTGCTGAAGGCAAGCGCTGCGTAACGATTGAACTCGCCCTTGAGCACGTCTCTCACCTCGACGTTCAGGCCGAATACGAGGGATGCAGCCGCGCTGCATACCTGCGCCGGCTGATCGTCCGCGATATTGAACGCCAAGGGCCTGGCCGCGTGGCGACGGCCTAACCCATGCCATCAGCCATTGACGCTGCCTCTGGCCGGTGGCCGGAGCTGCTGGGAGCGCTCGCGGGTCTGTCACCCGAGCAGCTCACCGATAAACACCAGCCATGCCCGGCGTGCGCTGGTGAAGACCGCTACCGCTGGGACCGCGACGATGGCCCCGGCGGCTGGTACTGCAATCAATGCGGCGGCAAAGACCATGCCGGTGGCGGTGGCTCTGGAATGGACCTGCTCACCAGGGTGACCGGCTGGGATTTCAAGCAGGCCTGCAGGCGGATTGAGCAGCACCTAGGCATCACCTCGACCGGGCCCGGAG